GTACGCCAGCCGATCATGGCCGAGGAATACGCCGCCGAGCGCGACAAGCTGTTCGAACGCCGCTATGGCGTCCCCCCCGGCATCCTGTCGGCCAAGATGCCGGTCGGCACCGAGACAGCTCTTGAGATGCAGAAGCGCTGGGAGTTGATGACAGGCGGTTTCCGCAACGCGGGCAAGATCGCCGTGCTCGGGTCCGACACGACCTATCAGGCCATCGCGCTCAACGCCAAGGATGCGCTGGAGCTCGACACCCGCAAGTGGCGCGTGCAGCAGATCGCTGCGGCCTCTGGTGTGCCGATGGTCATCCTCGCGGGGATGAAGGACGCCACCTTCGCCAATGCGAGCGAAGCGGTGGACTTCCTATGGGAGTTCACCCTCGCGCCGAAGATGGACCGGCTGGCGGACATGTTCACGCACCGCGTCCTGCCACTCCTGACCGATGAACCGCTGATCGCGCGCTTTGACTACTCCGGCGTGGATGCGCTCAACGACAACGAACTCGAAGTCGCCCAGCGCATGGTGACGCAGGTGTCAGCCGGCGCCGCTCCAACCGTGGACGAGGTCAGGGATAGGCTCGGCCTCGGCCCGCACACCAACGCGCAGATCGGGCTGATGATCGTGCTCCCGCAGACGATCACTATCGAGACGCCGGAGAACGTGCTCGCTCTGGCTGACATGGGCGTTCAGGGCGCACAGGCTGCATTGGACGCGGCGAACAACCCACAGCCCGAGCCCGGCGAGATGCCGCCGGAGGACGAGAAGCCGCCCGAGAACATGCCACCCGGCAAGAGCATCAAGGGCCGTCGCAGGGCGAACTCCGACCGCGAACGCTCGCTCGAACCCGCACGCGAGGGCTACGGGCGCGACCTGCGCTCCTACTTCGCCGCCATCCGCTCTGCGCTCCGTACACGCAGGCTGGCCGACCCGCTGACCGATGACCTGCTTGACGAGATGCTGGCGATCATCAACGCGCAGCGCTTCCAGAAGCGCCTACCAAGGATCACCCGGCCCTACCTAGAGATGGCGCTCCAACTCGGCGCAGAGGAAGCGACCCGTCTCTTGGGCGTGGACTTCAACATCCCGGCCAGTCAAGAGGCGCTGGACGCTGTCACCCGCCATCTGGGCAACCTCGAAGTCCAGATCAGGAACACCACCAACGCCGACGTTCGGACGGCGATCACCGAAGGCTTGGCTGCGGGCGAGAGCACCGACCAGCTCAGAGCACGGGTCGATGCCCTGTTCGACGGTTACGAGCAGTGGCGCGTGGACCGCATCGTCAGGACCGAGGTCTCAGCCGCTTACGAACTCGGCGCGCTGAACCAGTACAAAGCCGCCGACGTGCAACTCGTGGACGTGGACGACGGCGATGAGGACGACGAGTGCGCCGCTGCGAACGGCTCCGTCTGGACGCTGGAAGAGGCCGAGGCCAACCCGCTCGAACATCCCAACTGCACGCGGGTCTTCTCACCCCACTTCGAGTCAGAGGACATCTGATGGCCAATAACCTCAAGCTCTCGAATGGTGCGGCCAATGGTTCGGCGGACGGACTGACAGCGCTCTGCGACTCGGGCTACGTCCGCATATACGACGGCACGCAGCCAGCGACCGCCGACACCGCGCTATCGGGCCAGACGCTCTTGGCTGAACTGCGTTTCGGCGCCCCTGCCTTTGCCAGCGCTGTCAACGGCGTCGCTACCGCCAACTCGATAACGGCCGACACATCAGCTAACGCCACTTCGGTAGCAACGTGGTTCCGCGTGCTCAAGAGCGATGGCACCTCAGTGCTCTTTGACGGCACGGTTGGGCTGGCCGGCTCCGATATGAACATCAACTCGACCTCGATCGTGGTCGGTGCCGAGGTCAGTGTCAGCGCCTTCACTTACACGCAGAACAAGGGATGAGTCAGGCCAACGACAGCATCCTCGTCACCCCCGGAGCCGGGGCTACGGTCGCTACCGAGCTGATCGCCGGCAAGGAGCACCAGGTCTTCGTCCAGGCCGACCCGTCGGGCCATCTGTACGGCTCGCTGCCGACGTATTTCTACATGACTCCCGCTGCGGCGGTCGGAGCGAGCAAGCTCTACTTCGACCTATTCAACGCCTCCGGCTCGGGCAAGGTCATCGACGTGCGCGGCATCTGGATCGTGCCCAAGACCGACGTAGCGGTGACGGGTGCGCTGGGCATCCGCATCGACCTGTACCGCACATCAGCGGTCGGCACGGGCGGCACGGCGGCGGCCTACAAGAGTGCCACGCCCGACGTGGCCGGTGGCAACATCAACCCTGCCGACACCGACAACGCCAACCTGCCCGCCCAGATCACCGCTCGGCACCTGCCCACCGCCGGGGCGACGATCGCGCAGTGGCTCTTCCCGACCTACTCGCTGGGCGAGGAAACGGCCACCAGCCAGGCATACATGAGCCAGTACCAGAACATCCTGCCGATGCTGACCATCGGCCAGAAGCTCGCCGTCCGCGAAGGCCAGGGCATCCTCGTCAAGCAGGGCACCGTCGCAGCTACGGGCACTATCTCTTTCCTCGTCGCCTTCACACTGGAGTAGGCCGTGAGCCTGCTCCTATTCTGGCAGGCCAGCGGCCCGCAGCCGTTCACCGCGACGGTCGCCGTTACCAGCCCTGCGCCAGCCGCAAGCGCCGCCGCGACCGAGACCTTCAGCGCAAGCGGTGCGCCTATCAGCCCCAACGCAGCGCTCGGGGCAACGGCGGGCGAGCGGTTCATTGCCACCGCTCAGCCGCTCAGCCCAGTCGCAGGCGTAGAGATCACCGCGCTGTGGGGGCTAGTTCCGTTCACCGCCGACGTGGCGGTGACGAGCCCGCTGTCCTCCCTCGGGATTACTGCGGGCGAGGCTTTCCGCGCTTCGTCGGCGCTCACCAGCGTGGGCGCGGGCTCAGCGAGCACGGCGGTTCTGCGCCTCATTGTCAACGCCGAGAGCCTCGGCCCTCTGGCGGCTATCAGCGCGCAGGCCAAGCTCGCCATATCGGCTAGTGGCGCCCTCAGCGCGCCGTGGTCATTGACTGGCATCGACGCTCGGCTCGTGTTCGCGCTCACGGCAGCAGTTACCGCGCCGCTGCCCACGGTCTACGCGGCGACCAACGCGGTCCTCGCCGGCATCGTCCTCGTCGCTGGGCCAAAGCCCGGTGTCGGGATCAGCACCCACACCCCCTCGCGCGGGGTGGGGCGCACGAACCTAGACCGCGTCTACCCACGCACTGGCATCACCAGAGCCAGCTAGGAGTCCACAAATGGACCTCAAGTACATGACTGGCGGTATCAAGTCCGCCGATAGCGGCGGCTTCGACGCGGTCATTTCGACGCCCAAGGTGGACCTCGACATGGAAGTCGTGCTGCCGCAGGGCCTCATCAACCGCGACGCCTACATGACCAACCCGCTCGTCTACTGGGCGCACGAGTGGGTCTACAACCCCGCCGCCGAGCCGATCGGCAAGGCAACTCGTCTCGACGTGTTCAACGATCGCATCGAGTCGTCCGCCGAGTACGCCCCGACGCCCAAGGCGCAGAACATCCGCGCCCTGGTGCATGGCGGCTTCGTGCGCAAGACCTCGGTCGGCTTCGACTCGCTCAACATGGAAGAGATCGCGGGCATCCCGACACACACCCGCTGGGCGCTGCGTGAGTACAGCATCGTGCCCATGCCCGCCAACTCCGACGCCACGATCACCGGCGTCAAGTCAGCCCTGACGTGGCTGGCCGAGCAGATGCCCGGCGACCAGCCTGACTACAAGACCGATCAACTCGTCCTGTCCGTGGACGCCGACAAACTCCTTGCCGCGCTCGACTTCGCCGGCTGGACGCTCGACGCGCAGCCTGACGGTATCTCGATCATCGAGTCCAGGCGCGTGATCGCGCGCATCGCCCCGCGACGCATGGTGCGCCGCCTCTCCTAGCGTTCCTAGCGGGCTACGACAAGCCTGCCCGTCCACCCCCCTCCCCGAGCCCGCTACGGCGGGTTCTATGTGTTGGAGAAACACACTCCCATGAGCGACGAAACCATCGAGAAGGTCGACCTGTCCGAAGAGGCAGCCGACCAGATCGCCGAGAAGGCTGCGGGCCTCGTCTCGTCTGAGGTCGAAGACCTCAAGACGCAGATCGCCGAGCTGACCAAGGCGATGACCACCCCCAAGCGCCACGAGAGCGAACCCGAAGGCGTGCCGGCTCCCAAGCCGTCCGAACAGGGTCCGATCATGGGTGGCGACGATCAGTACACCCTGACCGGCGAGACGCCGGCAGACGTGGCAGTCAACCTGTTCCTGGCCGATCAGGTCATGGGCATCAAGGGCCGCCACCTGTCGAGCCGTGGCCGCGAGGTCATGCTCAAGGCTGCTGAGTCCGCGCTGAAGTCGGCACCCGTGCCGATCAAGGCACCGGGCCAGAGCGACAACGGCCTCTTCGTCAAGGGCGAGTACGCTGCGATGCGTGCCGACGCCTACAAGGCGATGACCTCGACCGGCACCAACGCCGGTGACGAGTGGGTGCCCACGTTCGCATCGAGCGAGCTGTGGCGCGACATGCACCTCGCCACCAGTGTCAGCGCGCAAATCCCGCGCGTTGCCATGCCCACCAACCCGTACACCCTGCCGACGCTCGACGCTGACGTGACCTTCTACTACGCCAGCTCTGAGAACACGGCAGTCACCGTGTCCGACCTCAACACGGGCAACGCCACGTTGACCGCGAAGAAGGTCCAGGCCGAAGTCAACTTCTCGGGCGAGCTGACCGAGGACTCGATCATCCCGATCGTGCCCGAAATCCGCGCCAACCTCGTGCGCCGCGGTGCGCAGGTCATGGATGACCTGATCGTCCACGGCGACACCGAGACCGGCGGGACCGGCAACGTCAACAGCGACGATGCCGCGCCAGCCTCCGGTTCGTTCTACCTCGCGCTGTCCGGCCTGCGCAAGTTCTGCCTCGTGACCAACACGGGACAGGTCAAGCAGTTCGCCGGCGCACCGACGATGACGCTGTTCAACAACACCCGAGCCAAGCTCGGCAAGTACGGCGCCCGCCCGTCCGACCTGTTGTTCATCACCGGCATCTCGACGGTCATCAGCTTCCAAGACCTGGCCCAGTTCCAGACCCTTGAGAAGTACGGCCCGCAGGCCACCATCCTGACCGGCGAGCTGGGCCGCATCGCGGGCATCCCCGTGCTGCTGTCCGAGTCCATCCCCGGCGCGTCGACCGACAAGGTTGACGATGACGGCCTGTACACGACCACGTCGGTTGCGACCAACGACACCGATGGCTGGTTCGTGCTGGTCAACAAGTCGCAGTGGAAGCAGGGCTTCCGGCGCGAGCTCCAGATCGAGTCCTTCCGGGACATCCAGAAGGACATGAACATCCTGGTGGCCTCGTTCCGCATGGCGCTCATCCCGAGCGGCATCGCTACGACCCACACCGCAGTCGGCTACGACATCACTGCCCTCTAGTCGCTGATCCAGGCGGGGAGGCTAACCCCTCCCCGCCGCTTCCCCTTACCTAACCCCCGGGGCGGCTCCCCATGCCCGATCCCTACC